TTTATTAAAACGTTCTTGGAAAACAACAAGAAAAAGTAAACTAAGACGCACATTGTTAAAAAGAAAAATGTCAATGCGCCGTCGTAAATCTATGGGACTAAGATAAAATGCCATTTGAAATTACCAATTCATTAAGAGGTTCTTCAGTTGTTCGAGCAGTTGATCCTGGAACATACACGATCACTCTTAACAATTTAAGAGCAAATGCAACCACTGAAACTGTTACTGCTGCTGACATTAAACATGTTTTGTGGTCAACAAACGGCAATATCCGTATCACTCGAAATGGTATACCTCTGTTAGCACTTCAAAACGGCGGTGACATGGATTTTGATGCGTATGGGTATTCTGTTTCAAACAATAACACTCAAAGCATTGTAATTGAAATTAATACTGGTGGAACCATAGTTTTACATCTTGCCAAGTATGCGACATACAATGTTGACCCATATACAGGAGTACCACTATAATGAAACTCATTAAAGAACACATTGAAAATGTAAGATATCTTACCGAAAAAACAGAAGACGGTAAAAAAAATCTATACATTGAAGGTATATTTTTGGTTGGCGATGCAGTCAACCGAAACAATCGTATGTATAAAATGAATACACTTCGTAATGAAGTTGCACGATATCAACAAGAATACATTGACACAAATCGTGCGCTTGGTGAACTCGGACATCCAGACACACCGTCACTCAATTTGGAACGTGTGTCACACAAGATTACAAGTTTGGTAGAAAACGGCAATACATTTGTTGGCAAAGCACTCATCATGGAAACACCATATGGTTTGATCGCAAAGAATTTGATTGAGTCTGGTGTCGGTCTTGGTGTTTCTTCACGTGCTTTGGGTTCTGTCGTTATGACAAAAGAAGGTTACAATTTGGTTCAAGATGATCTACGCCTTGCAACTGCTGCTGATATCGTTGCTGATCCTTCTGCACCTGGTGCTTTTGTTCAGGGCATCATGGAGAACAAAGAATGGTTATTCGTAGAAGGAAAGTTCGTCGAGTCAGACATCGACTATGCTAAACACCAAATTCGTAAAGCATCACGCAGAGAAGTTGAAACTGTTGGTTTGCAACTTTTCGAAACCTTTCTACGAAAACTTTAAAATTTATAAATAAGAAATCATAAGGAGATATTCAATGGCAACAAATAAACTCATGGAAGCCGCAGCAGAAATTCTTGCATCAAGCAAGTCATCCGCTGGTGGTATGCCAATGCCTAAGTTACCTTCTGTTACTCCAGATAATTCTGGAACACCTGAAGACTTGGGCGGTCCTACACCACAAAATTACAAGAACAATGATAACTCTGCTAAGTTGGCAAACAAAGGCAAAGATTCATCAGGTTCTAATCAATCATCTCTGAACATGAAGCCATCATCGGCATCAAGCGATGTTCAACTTGGCGACAAGAACATGAAGTATGGTACAGGCACAGCAATGATGCCTGAAGAAGAAGAATATGATGATGACCAAGAACAGCTTGATGAAGTTTCTATGAAATTGGCAAGCAAAGTTTATAGAACAAGATTGGATAATGCTGAAGCACATGATAAAGGTGGTCGTCCTGGTGCCGACAAGCAATATACAAAAAGTGGTGAACATAAAGCCAGTATATCACAAAAAGCAATTGCTAAAAAATCGGGCGGTGAAACAAGATTGGATAGAATTCATAGTGTACAATATAATGATGTACAACATGAAGATGAATCATTGATTGAAGAATTGAGAGCGCAGATGCACGATGATATGCAAGCATTGTTTGCTGATGACCAAACAATCTCTGAAGATTTTAAAATCAAAGCAGCAACAATTTTTGAAGCACGTGTCTTTGACCGTGTTGCACAGATTCAGGAACAAATAGAAGCAGAATATGCTGGTCAATTGGTAGAAGCTGTTGAAACAATCAAAGAAGAACTAACAGAAAAAGTAGACGATTACCTCAACTACGTGGTAGAGCAGTGGATGAATGATAACGAAATCGCAATTGAAAGCGGTCTGCGTTCTGAAATCACAGAAGACTTTATTGCTGGTCTGCGTAATCTGTTTGCTGAAAATTACATTAACGTTCCAGAAGACAAAGTAGAACTGGTAGATGAACTTGCTTCTAAAGTTGAAGAACTGGAAGTTAAACTGAACGAAGAAATTGAAGCAAATGTTCAGTATAAAAAACAACTTACTGAAGCAATTAAAACACAACTAGTAAATGAAGTGTGCGAAGGTCTCACAGCAACTCAAGTAGAAAAAATCAAAACACTTGCAGAGAGTGTAGAATTTTCCACAGAGGAAGAATTCGTAGAAAAACTTGAGACAATTCGTGAGAATTATTTCCCATCTGGTGTAAAGAAAGCCAATGTGGCGCAACTTCATGAGGAAGTAGAAGACGATGGTAGCGAAAAGAAAGTATCCGCAGATCCATATGTCGCTTCAGTTGTGCAAGCAATTTCAAAAATCAAAATTTAAATAATAACAAAAGGAGATACTAAATGTATTTGTCTGAAAATCTACAAACTAAATGGGAAGGCGTTCTGGATCATCCAGATATGCCTAAGATCGCTGACCCATATCGCAAAGCAGTTACAGCGGTAATTCTGGAGAACCAAGCACAAGAAATGATCAAAGAAGGTCATATTCTGAATGAAACAGGTTCACCAACCAACTTTGCTGGCACTGGTGGTTTTAGCGGCGGTTCTGCTGCTGCTGGTCCAGTTGCAGGTTTTGATCCAATTCTGATCAGCCTGGTTCGTCGTTCACTGCCAAACCTGATTGCTTATGACGTTTGCGGCGTTCAGCCAATGACAGGACCTACCGGCCTGATCTTTGCAATGCGTACCAAGTATGGCTCACAAGGCGGCGGAGAAGCATTCTACAACGAAGCAAACACAGCATTCTCAGGTGCAAACGGCGCAATCGTTGCATCGTCAATGAACGTTGCAGGTAACACAACTGACTATCTGTTCGTTGGTAACGCAGCACCTACTGGCGCAATGACAACTGGTTCTGCTGAAGCACTGGGTGACGGCGCTGCTGGTAATACATTCCAAGAAATGGCATTCTCAATTGAGAAAGTTACTGTTACAGCTCGCACACGCGCACTGAAAGCAGAATACTCAATGGAACTGGCACAAGACTTGAAAGCAGTTCATGGTCTTGACGCTGAGACAGAACTGGCTAACATTCTGTCCGCTGAAATTCTTGCTGAAATTAACCGCGAAGTTATTCGCACAATCTACAAGATTGCTAAGCCAGGTTGCCAAGCAGGCACAACAACTAGAGGTGCATTCAACCTTGACACAGACTCAAACGGTCGTTGGATGGTTGAAAAGATCAAAGGTCTGGCATTCCAGATTGAGCGTGAAGCAAACCAAATCGCAAAGACAACTCGTCGTGGTAAAGGTAACATCGTTATCTGCTCTTCAGACGTAGCATCTGCTCTGGCGATGGCTGGTATTCTTGACTACAACTCAGCACTTGCTGGTCAAGTATCACTGACAGTTGATGACACTGGTAATACATTTGCTGGTACAATCTTCGGTCGTATCAAAGTCTACATTGATCCATACTTCCCAGTTGGCTCAACATCTGAGTTTGCTGTAGTTGGTTACAAGGGCACAAACGCATACGATGCTGGTATGTTCTACTGCCCATACGTACCACTGCAAATGGTTCGTGCAGTTGATACTGGTACATTCCAGCCAAAGATTGGCTTCAAGACTCGTTACGGTCTGGTAGCAAATCCATTTGCTGAAGGTACTGATCAAGGTCTTGGCGCACTGAACGCACAGACAAACAACTACTATCGTGGTTTCCGTATTGCAAACCTGATGTAATTGAAAAAGCCACCGCAGAGTGGTGTTTTAGAGAGGCTCCTTCGGGAGCCTCTTTTTTATGGAGCATAAATAAACATATGTCAGTTCTAACACGTAACCCTACAAATCCAAATTCCTTACAGCCTAACAAGTTTACGCTGAACTTGTCACGCACACCGAATTTGCAGTATTTTGCACAGACAATTTCTTTACCTGGTCTTTCAACATCAGAAATTCCTGTGCAAAACCCATTCGTTGAGTTATATGCACCAGGTGAAAAAACAATCTATGATATATTGAATGTCACCTTTATTGTTGATGCTGAGATGTTGTCATGGTTAGAAATACATGATTGGCTTCGTGCGATGACATTCCCTACAGAGTATGAAGAATATCAAAACTTGGCAAATCTAAACAAGTTTACCACCGCAGCAGCATCAAAGTTACCACAGTATTGTGATGGTGCAGTAACGATTCTTTCGGCATCAAACAAACCTTATTACCGTTTCAACTTCAAAGATTTATTTCCCATTTCTCTTTCTGGTTTCGTTGTGTCATCTACCGACACACCAGATACCATCATTACAGCAGACGCTACATTCAGATTTACCTATTATAACGTAGACAAATTATTTTAAATGTGATATACTCCTAATAGGAGGTATAATATGAGCAAACTTGACGAAGTATTACAAATGTGGACTGCGGATTCTAATATAGACCGCACTGAACCAGGTAAAGCACTGATTGATATTCCCAAACTACACTCAAAGTATTTGAACATTCTTTCGTCACATCGGTTATTGGCTAAAGAAGCAGAGTTCAACTACAACAAGTGGCGTAAGTTGAAATGGGAATACTATACAGGTAGACTTGATGAAGATGAATTGTCCAAACGTGGATGGGAACCATTTCCTTTTACACTCAAATCCGAGATCAATACATATCTAGAAGCGGATGAAGACATCAACAAGTATCTTGCAAAGAAGTTATTGCATGAAGAAATCGTTGAGGTCTGTCAAGCCATAATCAAAGAGTTGAACAACAGAACATGGGAACTTCGTTCCTTTATTGATTGGGAAAAATTCATACAAGGTGTCTGACGGTCAAATACGCCTTCCTTATAAATAAAACTAAGGAGGGTGTTATGAAAACACTATCAGAAATTTTTGGTATAGAAGATGTTGAAATTGAATATCCAGACATTAGATTCTTTGATTCGGACATTGAAAGAGAAGAAGCACTAAAAAGAAATGCCACTATCGTAACTTGTTCAAATTGCGGTGTAAAAGGTAATGAGCCTAATATGCTGAGATGGCATTTTGATAACTGTAAAACTAAATTAAAAAAATGCCTACATTGTAATGATACAATACCTAGACAAGGTGTAAAAGATTTTATATACAATCAAAAATTTTATTGCAATCGTTCATGTTATATGAATTCCAAAAAAGGAAAACCTCCTATTGTTATGACAGATGAAGTGAAAAAAAAGTTATCTGAACATAGGAAAGGTAAGTCAAGCAACAATCAATATACCAAAGGTAGAAAATTAAATGGTTGATTTGGTGTTACACAAACAAAATGAGGTTTTCATAAAAATTGATTGTGAAAAAAGTATTGCACATGAACTTCAAGAATACTTCTCTTTTAGAGTTCCAGGTTATCAATTTATTCCTGCTTACAAAAATAAACTTTGGGATGGGTTCATAAGGTTATTTGACCTACGAGCATATACTATCTATCATGGTCTTGTTCCTTACATTGAAAAGTTTTGTGAAGAGAGAGACTACAAACTTGAGGTTGATGCTACTGTAAGTAATGCAGAGAGTTTTTCAGCATTGGAGGCTAATGAGTTTCTAGAGCAACTTAATCTGGACAAAACCATTATAACAGAAGGCATAAGGGAATATCAATACAAGTCATTCATTACTGCCGTAAGAAGAAAAAGAATGTTGTTGTTATCACCGACTGGTTCAGGTAAGTCATTGATACAATATCTGATACTGAGATATCTACAATACAAAGACTACAAAAAAGGTTTACTGATTGTACCGACAACTTCACTTGTAGAACAAATGTATTCCGATTTTAAATCTTATGGCTATGATGCAGACACATATTGTCACCGACAGTATTCAGGTAAAGAGAAACACACAGATAAGTTTCTGACAATTACTACATGGCAATCTATCTACAAGAATCCTCCTGAATATTTTGAACAGTTTGATTTTGTATTAGGTGATGAAGCACACCAGTTCAAAGCAAAGTCATTGACTACCATTATGACTGGTCTAAAGAATGCGAAGTATAGAATTGGTTGCACAGGCACAATTGATGGTACACAAACTCACCGACTTGTGTTGGAAGGATTGTTTGGCCCCTTGTATCAATCAACAACCACCGCGAAACTAATTGAGAACAAACAACTAGCAGACTTTCGTATCAAATGTTTGGTATTAAAATACTCTGAAGAGATTTGTAAACTATCACGTGGGTGGGATTATCAATCTGAGATAGACTACATAGTAAGTAGTAGAGCAAGAAACGAATTCATTCGCAACCTTACATTGTCACTAGAGGGTAACTCACTTATACTTTTCAATCTTGTAGAGAAACACGGCAAGCATCTACACAAAATGATTGAAGAGAAGGCTACCAATCGTCATGTGTTTTTTGTTTACGGTGGCACAGACGTAGATGTTCGTGAAAAAGTTCGTGCTATTACTGAGAAAGAAAACAATGCCATCATTGTTGCTTCATACGGCACATTCAGCACAGGTATCAACATACGCAATCTTCACAATGTAATTTTTGCATCACCTTCTAAGTCAAGAGTGCGAAACTTACAGTCAATCGGTAGAGGGCTTCGTATAGGTGATAACAAAACTGAAGCGGTTCTCTATGATATAGCAGACGATTTTAGAATTGGTAAACATGTTAATTACACGTTGCAACACCTGCAAGATCGTGTTACCATTTATGATGAGGAAAAATTTAAATACAAATTCTACAATATAGAGGTCAAGAATGCATAACGTAAAACTTATAAGAATGCAGTCTGGTGAAGATATCATGGCTTCTATGTTTGAGGATGAGAACTCAGATCAAATACAAATCAATGATCCCATGCGAATTGTTTTTCGTCGTTTACCCACAGGTCAAACCATGATGATGATGATGCCATGGCTTCCCGTTGAATTGATTAAAGAAAATTCTGCATTGATTTATTATTCAGACATTGTGACTGTCGTTGAACCAAAAGAATCTATGATTCGTTATTACGACAAACTGGTTGAGAGAACACTAGAAGAGATGGTAGATTCTGATAAATTGATTGAAGACCTATTAGAAGAAAATGAAGAAAAAGAAATTGAAGAAGATGTGATGGAAGAAATTGTTCAACAAATAAAAGAAGTGAGAAATAAAAAACTACACTAATAGGAATTTTTGTTATGTCAAAAGTGGTGACATTCGTTATACCAAGTAGCGCAAAACAAGCATATCAAGACTTATCAGAAAAATATTCTGCAATTGAACCACCTACGTGGGCGTTGCTGCTTGCACAAGCCGTTCGTAAAGAGGGATATGATCCTTGCATTTTAGATTTTGATGCGGATCCATCACCCGATCTTGAACATGCCGCACATCGTGTTTCTGGTACCAACACAGACATAGCAGTATTTGTTCTTTA